TTGTACAGTATGTCACGAAACTTATCGAAGTGCCTTTCGTCGTCTTTGAGGGCTTCTGCTACCCTTGTCATTGCCTCTTTGAATGACTCACCTACTGACCGGTATTTCATTGCGTGGATCTCCTCAGATATAGCAATGGTTGGGCCGTATGGTGCATTGTTAGTTATGTTCTTTAGCATGTTATATGTCTTCTTCTTCTTCTGCGCAGATACGTTCGTCTTCTGCTATTTCAATTGTTTCGATTAATCGTTGTAGGTACCAAGAGCACTTGCGGAGATCCTCCAGGCGTTTTGCTTTGTATGGCCAGCGCCACATGTACTTGAATGCGTTCTGCCAGAGATAAGCAGCGTGTCCTTCAACGCCACTTCCGTCAGCCATTGCTTTCATTGCATCGATGCATTCCACGCTCCCGTTATTGTAATGTCGTGGACGTTCTACTGGGTCATGCTGCTGGTCTTGGTGCATTGCTTGGCTCCCATAGTTTGATGCTTTCGGTCTTTGTGTCCCAATCAGTGTGACGTAAGATCCTGGCAAGCTGTGCTTGTACGACGGCATCCGCTTGTGGGATGTCCTTCTTGGCGTAGGCTTGTACTACTAGATCCCATGACGGCCTACTGCCCAGGATCTTTGCTGCTGTGACTTTGCCACAGCCTTTCAGTCCGGGATATCCATCAGTTGGATCCCCTGTCAGTGCTTGCATCAACCAGTTCTTGTCAGCTTCGTCCTGGTCAATTGTCATGCGTTCTTCAGACTGAGGCCTGTAGAGACGGCACGGTATAGACATCATATCTTTATCGTCGCTGATAATGATGGTGTTACTGCCTGGTGTGCTGCCAAGTATACCCAGGACATCATCTGCTTCCATCTTAGGAACAGTAATGTTGTCGTAGTTATCCCTAGCCCACTGTACCAGGGCTTTGTAACCAACAGGTTTACGTGTTTTCTTCCTGTTTGATTTGTACGCTGGGTAGATGTCTTTTCTAAAGTTCTCTCTGTCAGAGATCGTTAGTAGTACTTGGTCAGTCTCAAACTTAGCGCAGAAGTCTAAGATGTTGTTGCGAAAGATATCCTTTGCAATCTTTAGATCTGCCCATAGGCTCCAGACGTCATCGCCCCAATCTTGTTCTTGTTCTGCTGCTGCACATGCCCTGTATAAGTACAGGTCAGCATCAATGAGTAGTGTGGTTTCCGCTGTCTTCAAAGACGTTCCGTAGAATTTCATTTAGCTCTTCCTTAAATTCCATACCAATTTCTGTTATTCGCCATTTGTCATCCCAGTTGTCATCGCCAACATTCGTCGTGATGAACCCTTCAGATGCTGCTATAGCAATGACCATTGCACCTTCCCTTGAGAAGCGAGAGCCAACTTTGAATGGATCTCTCCAGGCACGATCGATTACGATGTACATGCCAAGGGCAAGGATGATTGATGAATCAAGATTAGTGGGTATCAGCCCAAGTTCTGCTAGGCGCTGAATACTCTGAGTCGATGGGGATTTTTGTTTTGAAAGCAACTCCTGACTCTGTTGCCAGTCGTTTAGTGATAGTTTGGACGCCATGTGATATCTCCAATGTTTTACATGCTATTTGTACTTCGTCGTGAACCCACGCTATTATCTGTGCGTCACGGCCGTACTTTTGTTTCAGTTCTTTGTGGACGAGCTGCACCCATTTCTTACAGATGATTGCACCACTACCTTGAAGCAGTTGTGACAATGCATTTCTCTCGCTGCGTAAGTATAAGTGTCTGCCATCGATACCTTTGAGGTACCCACGTTTTGCAGCTCTAGCTAAGTTACGCTTGAGTTCAGCAAACGCTGGCACAGCTTTATCGTATGCATCTTTTAGCTTGGCGCCTTCCTTTGCACCGCCGCCAACAACAGCTCCTAACCTTGGATTACCGGCTCCAAAGATCATAGAATATATGGCGGTCTTGGCTGTTGGTCGATCAACACCAAATGCTTTTGCGTTGTAGCTGTGGATGTCGCCTTCCAAGATCTGCTTGGCGTATTCACCGTTGTCGTTAAGGTTGTTAGCGAGGCACCTCAATTCAAGCCCCGACAAATCAGATCCGACCAGGTACCAATCTTTTGGCACTGTAAACAAGCTGCGGCACTCTTTGCCGTATGGGCTGTATGTACCAGGTACTTGGCCGAGGTTTGGCCCACGGTGTGCTGCTCGGCCCGATATTGTAGCACCAGACACAATTGTATGTCTGATCTTGCCGTCGTCATCGACCATCTTTAACCAGGCACCAGCGCCTTCAGCTAACATCCCGATACGCTTTTGTATCAAGAAGTATTCAGCTAAACGCTTTGCTTCTGGGAACGGTAGCTCAGACAACACAACATCGTCTATTTTAGCTTGGCCAGACGCAGAGAATTCTGTTGGGCGCCACTTGTACTTATCGACCAGGCACTTATGTATGTGCTGCCTCGATGCAGGGTTAAACGACACGACCTTCTTTTTGATGAAGATCTCACCTTTGACATACCCTAGTTTAGCGTTGTTAACTTTGGGCAAGAACTCAGTCTCAATTGTCCACGGTGGAAACAAGTCGTCCAGCTCTGTACCTAGTTCATCACGGCGCTGGGCTAACTTAGCGTATAGCTCTGACGCTGCTTTGATATCAAACGTCCAGCCGTTGTTGCCAATCTCCAGGCAAATCTCAGCAAGGTCATGTTCCAGGTCAATGCTCTCCTGGGAGAACCCTGCTTTCATAAACTGGTTGTAGATGGTCAACGTCAGAGATGTATCTTGCAGACAATAGCTGCCCATCTCTTCGCTGTAGGTTTCCCAGCCACCATCGTAGTCACCTTTATGGTTACCAGTACGATACCCCCAGGCAGCCAACGAGTGGCTACCCATGTATTTCTTTGGTAGCTCCTTGAGCAAGAACACACTAGTGGCGTCCTCTTGCATGAGGTTAGCTCTGATCAACCGAGACAATACTAATGTGTCAGTGATCTTGGCGTTGGTTGTCCACTGTGGATGCAGCTTACGGATCACTTCGTTGTCATATGCAATACCGTTGTGTGCGATGATCTCTTCAGCTCTCTGTAGTATATCAAGTGCCATCTGGATCTCACCAGGGCCGTACAACATGCCTTCGCCAGTATCGACGTTACGCAGAGCTATACAGTGTATGACAGACACTACATCTAGTAGTCCATCTGTCTCCAAGTCATATATCCAGCGTCCTGTCATCGCTTGTCACCAGAGCCGCCCAGGACACCACGCTTCTTACGTGACTTGAGTTTCTCCAGGTTAATTGCAGCAATGTCATTTAACGACAGGTTGAGGTCACGAGCCAATGCAGCAAGGTACCAGAGTACATCTCCTAGCTCATCTGCAATCTCTGCTTTCTTTTCGTTTGATATTGTATTGAAACCAGTGAAGCTGACATCGTCGTCACGCAGTAGTTTCTTAATTTTACCGAGCACCTCACCTGACTCATTAGCCAAACCAAGACTGCTATATATAACTTTGTGCTTATAGATCATAGTTTCAGCAGCGTCTGCTTGGTATTCGTTCATGGTATAATGATGTAAACCTGTAGAGTTTATTCTGGCTGTATTCATAGCTGTAGTTCTCCCTGGTGCTGCTCTTGCACTCTTGCTTTTCCTGATGATGTAATTGTGTAGACGCGCTGGGGTCGCCCAGATAAACCGCGCCTTTTACCTATGACTTTAATGTGGCCTTTGTTGATTAGCTCACGAAAGTGATTGGTTACTGATCCGTATGGCATGGTCTTTAATGCTTTTTGGATTTGGTCACTTATGCATCCAGTAGATCCAAATGCTGCGATTGTTGATAAGACCAATCTAGTGTTCTTATCTGCGTCAGTATTTGCATAAGCGTATTCAGAAGTCGCAGCTATGCCACGACCAGCAGGGATTATTGTTCCCATTGTAGTCTCCTTTATTGTGTGTTTTCGATTTGTTAAATAAGGTGGTGCTTAGAACGCACTAAATGTGTCGGCATCGATAAGCCGAGAAGTGGTTCTGTCGTATTGAAGAGTACCGGCGTAACCACACTCTCCGGTCTTCCTGTTCTTTAAGATTACAAGTTCTCGTATGCCACTTGTTGGGTCGTCTTCATCGACCTGTAGTCCTATGCAGAAATCAGATAGTTGTGCAATCGAGTGGCTAGACCTCAGTTCAGACAATCGAACCTTGGCGCCCCCTTCATGCCCTTGGGGGCTGTTTGGGCGTTTGAGATGAGACACCATAAACAAGGTGATACCCAGTTCTTGTACAATCGTTGTGCGTAGGTGGTGTACTATGTCATCTACCAGGCGTCTCTCGTCAGTAACCTTACCTGTCAGCCCACTGACCAAGAGCGATATGTGATCAAGTATAATAATGTTACAGCCCAGCGCCTTGTGCATATATGTAATCTTGTTGCTGATGTCTTGCATGGCCGTTGAGCCGAAGTGGTCTAGTAAATAGAATTTACCACCTTTACTGAGCAAGTCTTCATAAGCATCTGCAATTTCATCTGGCGTGGCTGCATCAGGATCAATTGTAATATTCTTGTTCATGTGCAAACCGACCAGGCCCTGGGCAGATCTCTTTGGTGTTTCCTCTAGTAGTAGTAGGCCAACGTTTTCACCTTGGGTCATGAAAGAGTAACAAAATTCCCGAACTAAGGTACTTTTACCAACACCCGATCCAGCCGCTATAGTTATCAGCGCTGGTCTTTCTACGCCTTTGCACATGGTGTTCAATCGCTCGTAAGGGAAGTGAACAGCGGACATAGCGTCTACCTGGTGTATCGCTTCACGTAAATCATCTGGTGACAGTATGCCGTCTGGCCGGTAGGCCTTTGCCTGGAAGATAGCGTTGATGACTTCACCTGATGCACCTTTGACCAGGCACTCATTTGCATCTTTGTAAGGCAGGGTGCCGATAGACACACGGCCAACAGGCAATGCTTCAGCTACTTCAATCGCTGCTTTCTGACCACTTTCGTCCTGGTCAAACAACAGTACAATCTCTTGGAAGTTCATCAAGTAGTCGTAGCTGGCAAGCACAGACTTACGTGCTGATGTATCTCCATTGGGTATGCTGCACGTTGCCCATTTGTGTCCTTGGATCTGGGATATAGACATGCAATCCAGTTCCCCAGTACACAAAACGATCTTCTTGCCAGACGTCCAGAGATGACTACCAAACAGGGTCATTTTCTTTGCGTCACCAAGGATACTAAAGTTCTTATCTTTGGTTCGTATCTTCTGTGCACAGATAGCCCCACTAGCGTCCCTATAAGATGCCGCCTGGACTGCTTGACCTTTGTGGGTGGCAACCATGTAACCAAACTTGCGACACGTCTCAGCGGTCAGCTTACGTGCTCTCAGATCAACGTATTCACCAGAGAGTAGGTTGCTGTGGTGGGTGTGTTGCTGTTGTTTCTCTGGGGTAACACTAGTGCCATTCCCATCGCCAGATGAATATGCCTGGCACCCGAAACAATACGTGTGGCCGTCACTAAATAATGCTGCGTTGTCGCGACTTCCACATGCATCACATGGTAGTCTTTGAACAAAGTCACTGTCTTCGTGTTTCTGTTGTGATTCAATGTTAAATATAGTCATGATTACGTGTGTCTCCCTAAAACTAAAAAGGCCGCGCAACCAATATGTTAAGCTGCGCGACCCAAGCCACTAGAGTAATGCGGATAGGCTCTCATCAATCCACTCTTGTGGTATAACTTTGTTAGCAAGTGTGAAGCCCTGCTTCTCAGCAAACATTTTATATGTAGTAGGGCTTGATTTGTAGATCTTAGTATTCCAGTTCTGAAACACATAACGTAGATCCATATCAGGGTGTTGCTTGTACAATAGACACGCTTTAGATCTATCGGATACTGACCAGAACCCTTTGGTTTCGACATAGTAAAAGCCACCAGGTTTCGGTAGTTTAAAATCTGGCGTGTACTTAGCGTTGCGCGATGGCCAGACAAACTCGATCTTATCAGTCTCGAAAAGCAAAGGCAGCCCAGCGTCTGTTATTTGCTTGCTAGTTGCCTCTTCAAACCCAGATCTGTAACCGTGCTGTATGGCCCGACGACGAGTAGCTGAGTATCTTGCTTTATTAGAAGTCATAGTCGATTGTGTTATCGGTATCTTCAGCAGCATCTAGGGAAGCGTGACCATTAATCGTCACTTCATCAGCTGCTGTAATGAAGCCACCTTCAACTGGTGCAAACGCCATGCCGCCACCGTCGCCACCTGATACTGGCTCGATAACCTGGACACTGTTTAGGCTAAGTGAAATACCTTTGTTACCGTTGCGTTCATAGCACACTGCAACACCACCTAATTTTAAGACTGAGCCGCCATACAGCTTTGGTAGCTTCTCATGTGGGATGTACTGGCCGGAGCTGTCGCAGCTCTTTGGCTCAAACTTACTCTTGAGTTTAAATATGACTTCGCCGGTTTCTTCATCAGTCAAGATAGGCACTGATACTTTTGCTTTGGTGCCAAACTCTTCTTCACGTAGGTTTTTGATACTGTCCAATAGTGGCTTAGCCTCTTTTGGGTCACATATTAACATACAGCTATAGACACCTTCCGCTGAATAAGCTGTGTCTCTTTCGTTTAACCAGGCATACTTTGCTCGGCCAATCGGTGTATGAAATTCAATCTTTGCTTTTGCCATCTTCGTTATTCTCCTTGTTTGTTATATTTTGGTATTCTAAAACGGAAACACCCCAGAACTTTGCTAGTTCCAGGGTGCTTTGAGGGATTTGTTCACCACGTTGTTTGTGGTATTCTAGTAACCCCAAGACCTTTTCTCTTGGGTGCAATCTATGGCTCCTTTTTTGTAATCTCTATAGGGTGGACAGAAGGTCGTTAACTAAAACAATACTCACTTTCTAATACGCCATTTAGATCCAAGTTACCTTTTTTAGGGATTGCCGGCAGTTTCTGCTCTGGGTTTGCTAGGCGCTGTCTGATGTGCTTCTCAAACTCTGCGTACAAGCATTTGTCTTTAAAAGTAGCAACAAACGAATGGCGTATGCAGTGGTACATAGTCCAAGTATCCTGGACTGTTGTAGCAAATGAATCATGTATCATAAAATAATCCGTAATGTCATTATCCAGACACAAGAGAACTGTGCTCTGCATGAGACTTGCGTCAAGTGAGTGTACATAGTTAGCCGCCACAGCTGCCCTCATTTTACGCTTGTCTATTTGGTAAGGGTTTGGCTCTCGAGTAGTCACTTGCTTTCGTACAAGTGCTTTTACTTTACGATCCCACAAGTAGACTTTAGTCTTTTTCTTGGTCCACTTTGTGTACGACATGACTACAGGAAACCCAGACGGTGTTTGCCAACGTACAGACTTACCTTCACTAGAGACGGCATCTGTCATCCCTTGTAAGAACTCCATACCTACAGCCACTGACTTTGTGACGTTCTGTACAGAGTTGTAGTTGATCTCAGCTAAAAACCTTGCGTTGGTGGTCTGCTGTCTCCTGGTGCCAAAGTGGTGCTTCATAAGTTCACCTGGATTAGCAATGTTGTGCTTTGCTACAGAGCGGCGCATAGGTATCATGATCTGTGTAACTAATTGATCAGTGAACCCTGCTACAACACTGGAGTAACCGTAGGTCATTGTATTAGTTTTGACCTGTTTACGACCAACACCAAAGTCTAACCAAAGACCAGCTGTCATACAGCCTTCTTTGCGCTTCTGATTGAGAACACTGACTGTCTGCTTTGCAACATCAGAATAAACGTCCTGGCAATCAGGCATAGGTATTAGGTTTGTTTTCCTTCCGTCCTCAGTGTCCAGAGATAGAGCTGAGTAGATTTGGGTGCCTGAGTTCGTAGCATCCATGCCGACAGGAAGGTAAGCTACCCAATCATCACCTTGATCAATCATGTCAGCATAAGCCTGGCAAGCAGCCAGATATTGGAACGGTTTGTCTGCGGCAGACCAGTGATCAAATGTACCTTTGTAGTCACTAGCAACTTCCATAATCATGAGGTGGTTGTCAGACACCCATTGCATTCGGTCTTCCAGACACTTCTTGTCAATGCCATCAAAGGCTCCAGTGTTTGCCACAGCCACCATAACCCAACCACGATTTTCTGCGGTGACTTTCTTGCCGTTGGCCATCAAGAACAATGCTTTTACGTGATCATCGCGGTGGTAGTTGAACGTAGACACTGGGTACATCCTGGATCTCCAACAGAAGTTCCAAGGCAAGTAGAACTGCTCGTACTCATTCATCTCATTTGCTGTCTTGATAACAACACGTAAGTTTTCTCGAGACGCATCAGCTTCACGCAGCTTCAAGTGGTGTTCTTTACGTTCTGCAAAGATCTCTTCAATGATATCTGCATCCATCTCCATAAGGTTCTCAGGCACTATAGGTAGCTGTGGATCTACGATAATTGGGAAATCATCTAGTGATCCTTTGGGGATAGCTCTGCCATCTTTAATCTCATTTTGAACCCAAGACAACGCATCAAGGACACCTTTATTTATTTTCAGAGGTGTAGCTTGGATAGCGTTTAGCGCCTTGACATAACCAGGTTCCACATAGTTTACAAAGTGCCTATCAATTGCATCTTTCTGCTCTTTGCAAGCGCCGCGTACAAGAGACACAGAGCCGGCTAGGGCAGGGTCATAGTAGCAACCAGTGTCAAAAGACGTCCAAGGCTTTGGTGGTACGATCATTGGGCCATACATAGGCTCTGCCCAAGATGCATCGATCTCTAGTGTCTTTAGTTCTTCTCTAGCTTCATCAGTTAGACCTATGCAGAACTTAGTCTTTCTTTTGACCTGGGCTTTGCCGTCTTTGTTGCGAACAACCTCACCTTTAGATTTAATTACAGTTACTGGGTTTGGATCTGCGTCAAAGACCATGAATAAATCAGACGCCTTCAAGACAGCATTTAGTACACAGCTGCCTACTTTAGTACATCTAGGTGCATCCCATTTCTCAGGTTTGTAGCCACCTTTGTTTGCGATGATTCTAGCAGCCTTAATTCGATAGCGTTGACTAGTGTGGTCTTTTGTGACTTTAGCTTCAATGCGTTTAGCCATATGTGGGTCGTAATCCTTTAGACCCAGCGCCCAGTTCTCTAGCTCAACTCTACGTCCAATAGACGTCATAGTCGTAGTTTGAGATGCAAACTTTAGTATACTATCGAAACACATGTTTAGACCTATGTAGGCAAGTGTATCTATGTCCACTCCCACCACGTCTTTATAAAAGTCAAACACACGGCCTTTAGTGCCACCGCAGTTGAACTTAGCTTCTTCAGCCTCAAAGACCTTTGTAAGTTCTGCGGCGACTGCCGGTAGTGCTTTAGTTATAAGTTTATGGGGTTCATTTTTTAACGATGTTGACTTTAGAGCATTTGATCTCTTTGTGAACCTTTGTTGACCGTTGTCTATCATCTGTCTTTCGAGTTCGACTTGTTTATTCACAAGTTCTTCATTAGTTACTGCTCTGCTCATACTTTTGTTCTCCCTTGTAACCTCTGTAGGGTGGACAGAAGGTCTAGAGCCATAGAAACAAGGGGTGGAGCAGTCTCAGGATTAGCCCACGATGACATACTGATACCGAAGAAACCTACACTATAGTTTTGTGCTGGTATTACCTTCAACATGTTACACCAAAACATTGTTTTTACAGTTAGTGTGTCAGCTTGTTCTTTCATTTTTTATTCTCCCTTTTTGTTATGTAAGTCTAATAGTGAGACTACGTTTGTTGTTGAGTCAATGATTCGGAATACAAAAGCGACACAACATATGCCGCTTCTGTTATATACTTTTTTGTCAATTATGGCCGCAGACAACGACTAAAACTGTAATAATAATCCCTGATATAAGACTAAAGTCTGCCCAAAATTCGGGGGTTGATAGACGATTTAATAGATCTCTCATAGTAAGCTATCCATTGCATTTTCTACTGTCTTTTCTTCAGTATGAATATACCTAGCAGTGGTTGCCAAGGATCTATGACCCAATATCTGTGCAATAATAGCTGTGTTATAATGAGCTGATGCCAAAGCTGTAGCCGTTGTATGACGTAAGCAGTGGAACACAAACAGCTTATCACCAGGTGCAATCCTACGACGAGCCTCACCCCATGTGTCATAGAACTTGCGGTGGCTGTAGTATTTACCTGGTTCAAAGTCCAAGTTGCACAACGCATCATACGCATTACAGTTTAAGAAAACACGGCGATCATCTCCATTTTTAGTGTCTTTTAGATCCACAATGTGTTTGCCGTTTGCATTCATGTGATAGTCACCTGGTGTAATCTTCAAGATCTCCCCAAGACGCATCCCAGTTTGTACAGCTAGTGTAGCAAAGTCTGCCATCCAGCTGTTTTCGTGGCCAAGGAAAAACTCGTTCAGAGCGTGTAGTTCATCTTTAGACATAAAACGAGGTCTACCAGACTTCACTTTGTGCCATTTGATTCGTGGTATTTGAAACTGCTCAATAACTCGCATATCGTGTGCGTACTTCAGTAGTGAAGATACAGCGGCAAAGTAGTGGTTCACAGTGTTCTTACAGACACCTGTTTCTAACAAGTGATCACTGAACAAGTACATATCTTCTGGCACAAAGCTATCAATGCTCCTAGTACCAAAGTCTGCATAGTCGCAGAAGCGCATTACCTTGTTAGTGCTTTCAGTAAGATGTTTACCGTTCCAAACTCGATGAGCGTTGCTAGACAAGAAACTTAGCAGCGTATGAGTGGCAGCTGTATTTCTCATTGGCTTACTCCAAACATATTCACTGGAACACAGTGAGCAGCGTTAAGATTATTAAGAACAGTGGTTTGTACACCCATGCGCACACCTTCCCACCCCATTTTTGCAAGGCAAACAGATGTATAAACCTGTGATGGGGTTGCTGCTATCAGCCATTCGTCAGCAGCATACTCTTCGGCAGCCCGAGTGGCAGATGCCCAGCTTGCGGTCATCTCATAAGATACCAGGGCAGCTTCTGCCATGTTCTGTATCTCAAAGTTGCTCATGTATTTGGTTTTAGTGATGGTTGTAGTCATAGTTCGTCTCCCTAGTTTTTAAGTTAGGGGCCGATGAAATCCGATGACACTAAGAGCTGGAGGCGAGTACCGGAATCGAACCGGTGTACACGGATTTGCAATCCGCTGCCTTCTCCTGATGTCACTGGCACATGGCCCGTAGTCAACGGATATACTACTGTGACACCGATGTAAACAGTCGTGACACCGATTGTCGAAAAAACACAGATCGATATGCCGATGTGGCCGTTTGATCTGTGTTTCAAGCTGTTAATCAACCATTTTCATAGCCTGGTGAAGTGTCTCAGTGTTTCTTCTGCTCCACCCTCTACCGAAATGCTTAAAGTCATCTAGGCTCTCATAGAATGCCTGTCTGACTGTGTAAACGTAGTCGATGATGAACTTAGGGTCTTTCTCAGCAACTAAGCCAAGCGTCTGATTACCTATAGCCCCATCTTGAGTAGCACCTACTGCACGTTGCACTGCTTTTGCAGGTCTACCACTGCCCGAATTCACAGCCCAGTCGAAACAGCTCCAGTCTAAGCCCGATGGAAGTGAATCGCCTTTGACTCGATCCCAATAGTTCTTCTTATAGATAGGAGCGACATCATCAGGAGTAAGTGCCTCCATGACTTCTATTGGTGCTGGCTTACCTGTCCAGTCAGCGTAGACCCTTGAGGTCACACCAAGCATAGTTGAGCCTTGGTTGCCATGTCCATCACTAGCGTTACCTTTGTCACGTTTATCTGCCGTAAAGCCCCCTTCGTGTTCAAGAAGCATTGCTAGGCACTTATCAAAGTTACTCTTCATTTCTTAAAGCCTTTCATGGTTCTCACGCCAAAGCTGGCGGCTATAGACGCATACAGTGACCATTGAAACCACTGTGGGGCGGCTTCTAGGTTGGCAAAGCCTTCCTTCATGTATGGCTGTAGAGGTGGAACAAACGAGCAAGCGACAATAGCTATGAAACATATAGTCCACGCCTCGTCTTTCCAGCTGTTGTCACTGGCCTTGATAGCCGCTTGTTCCCAGCTGATCTCACCAGTGGCAATCTTCATCTTAGTTTCGGCTTCAGCCTTCTTAACGACAGTCTTTGAATCTATGACTGCACCAGCAAGGTCAGCGACCTTACCTAATAATCCTAGTCCCATCATCAGTAATCATCCTTCTTTTTGATATTAGTAAAACCAAAGAAAGCTGTGACTATACCGACCACTGCTATGCAGTAAGTAGGGGCGATAGCTGTGAGGTTTTCAGAGGCTACTGTTTGCCCAACTACGTTACAACCAATGATCATCACAGGGTAAAGTAATAGGCCAGCTAATGAGAACCACACCATCTTACGCTGTTGATCTCTTTTGCTGTTCTCATCTTCAATCTGCATTCTCTTGTCATCGAGTAACAGCTTGTCCCACTCGGTCTTGTCTATAGCACCACTGCCATCAACATCTGCTTTTTCAAACTCTGTCATGTGTGTAATCCTTAGTTTAGTGGATTGTTTGCAAGGCTGTCATAAGCCTTCCAGATGTCGTCTATTTCCGTTTGATAAACATCCAGCTTATCGCCGATTTGATCCGTGATTGTACTCGACTTTTCAACTTTAGAACGTAAGTCCAACAAGTCTTTCTGTTGTTCCAGAATTGTTTGCATTTGCGTACTAATCGTTGATAGCCGCGTGTTAAGACCTCTAACATCATTATCTTGTACCGCCTGTTCCAGTGCTTGTATGCGAGAGTTGAAATCTGTGGCTCTGACGTTGAACATGTCAGCTTCAGTTGTCACAAGGTCGATCCCAGTTTCTACTGCATAGAAGCGATTAAGGGTGTCATAACCAAGGTAGATACTGCCGCTGATTGCAGACAGTATTGGTAAGGCCGCCGCTATGTACCACCCTTTGAAGGTGAAGCCGCCGACCTTTAGTTCTGTGTCTTCCATTGAATTTACATGTCCTTGATTGGTGTTCCATGTTGTTGCATGTAGGTGTTCGCACCATAGATGGCTGTAGCATCCTTCATGTCATCTGTAAGATAGCCACTCCAACCAGTACCATTGCCAGACCAGGTAATCACAAACTCATCGACAGACTGTGTGTACGTGATGGCTGTGTAGTTACCAGCTACTAGGTTATTAGTAGCTGTGTACGTGTCTATAGACGCTGTAAGTTCTGTATTGTTAGCCGCCGCCATAAACGCACCAGCTTTTTGTGCATATGTTTCTACGTTACTAACTGCATCATTGTATGTAGCAACTTCAGACGCCTGTATGCTGTACTCGTCTGTCTGTAGCATGTCTTGTAGTGCCACTTGTTCTGGCTTGGTGTCAGCTTCAGCCGCCACTGCGGATACTGAAGTAGCTGTAGCAAGAACAGACGTTGCTGATGTTAGGAGGTCAACAGCTAGTGTCAGCTGGTTCATTGCCGCTGTGTGCTCTTGTGTAAACAACTGTTTGGCATCTTGTGCTGTTGCGTAGTCGTGTGCAACTACTTTGCCTAACGCCGCTGTATATGCTACGAACTGTGCATCCGTGATTAGTGCGTCATCTAATGCATCATCGACAACTACACGTCCAACTGTTGCGTATCCGACAGAACCATTGACCAGCTGTCCACTCGCAAGCAGTTTATTGTTAATGATGTCTATTGTGCCTTTTAGCTCAGTTATCTTCTGTGCGCCCGTCTGGCTGTATGACGGGGGTTGGTGTGACTCTGCGTGTACTGCGGAACCGTTGACTAATAGTGCGGCTGTCGCTGACAACAGTAGCTTTTGCTTTTGTTTCTTCATCGGTTAAATCTTCTCCAATTCGTAATAAGGTATCCCAGAATACTTTGTTTGGCTCGTAGCCAATAATGTAGACCTCTGGGTGTTCTCTATATTTATCTATTGCCGCTTTACCCATTAGGATTTTACCAGTGACAACATCCATAATTGGACAGGGTGTACTAGCTAACATCATACTTCGGAATACGTTGCCGTCTGGCGAACTACAGAGAACTGATATGGCTGAGACTTGTAGCCCTAGTCCTCCAATTTGCTGTGGTGTTCCTAATAGTCGGGCGTTCTTACGGCGGTTGCAGTGCTCATCCTGTTGCATAGTGCCTTGAGAGAAACCAAACATTGTCATCTGGATTCCCGATGTCGTGGGTAATAGACAACTATCGTTACCACCACCGCCCATAACTGTAGGGGCAATAGAAGACATTACAGGTGCGGCCTGAGAAGCCCCAGCCGCATTGTAATTGTTGGTTTCATTAGTTGTCGCGTTGTTGGAGTCTACAGTGCTGTCGTCGTAGTTGTTACTGAAGTCTCCGTTGATATCATTTGCATACGCTGGGCTTGCCAACAGTATTAATATAAGGGCGAATATTTTCCACATTCTTCAACCATAACTTTCTCTACTTTGTAATCTTGGCACATCAACTTTAACGCCGCATCTTTGTGACCAATGTAAGCCAGCGTCTGGGCATTTAGATTACGTTCACAGACTGTATCGCCCATAGGACATGAAGACGGAAATGCTATCGGAGTGTCTACATAGATTTCGGGGATACAGGCTGTAGTTGTAAGTAATAAGGTGGTTGCTAGAGCAAGCCTAGTCATCTTGGCGGTCTGCCATCTTTTCGACTGATGTACGGATGTGTTCTATGTTCACGTCTATTCGTGCCATTGACACAGCTTGTGATTGTACCATCTGTTCTACTTTGGATATACGCTGTCCGAACTCAACGATGTCTGTTTGATTTTCATGGATGTCTGCCATCATCATACTGACAGTCCAAACAATTGCCCCAGCCTGAGTGATGAGGCCAAGGAGGAGGGTGGCGGGGACACTTTTGGATAAGTGCCAACCATTGTCACCATTGTCCATCTTTAGACTGCTGATGAACCACTCATATCAGCTTGCGCCATAACCCATGTGTAACACTTGGATAAGAAGTCATCGCCAGCAGTAGCTTCGATAGTAGCTAGAGGGGCAGTGTACCTTCTAAAATCTACAGGATGTGTATCATCTGTTGGTGTTGCTGTAGCAAACCCACTACAGTCGATCATTACTGTGAAGCTATCACCTAATTCTCTTGAGATTGCCGCAGTTACGATTCTGAAGTATGCACCAGAAAAGGCTGT